CAGTAGAGGCAAGCAAGATTGATGAGTTTAAGGCTAAGGCTATTATTGATGTCTATAATGTTGATGCAAAAAGCCTTGCAAGAACACTTGATGACTACATGGAAAAGAAAGATAACTTAATTAAACAAGAGGCATTTGATCTTGGGTTTATTAATTTTTCAACAGAGTCATTAAGAGATAAATACATAAACTTAATTAACTCATAAAACAAAAAAGCCAGCCTATCTCTAGACTGGCAATTCTGTAAGTAAATATTACTTCTTTGGTGCTGCCTTCTTAGCAACCTTCTTTACAGGTGCCTTAGCAGCCTTCAGAGCCTTCTCTACCTCTTTAGCATCTGGCAAGATACCAAAAGCCTTATCGTTAGGGTTGATCGCTCTAATCGCCACTGGCGCTAGTGCTGCTACAAGTGCAGCCCATAGATCCTTTGGATCTGTTACGCCTGCCATGTATAGTGCAAGGCCTGATGCAAGGACTGACCGTCCGTATGATGCAAGTACTGCCTTTAGTTGTTCTGTGTTCATTTTTCCTCCTAGGATAGAACCTTTATTAGTATAGCATATCCAGCCCATAGCCCTACAATTCCTGCGACTCCCGCAAAAACTGGTGGTGCTGGAACTGGCAATTTGAATGCAGCAAATACTACACCACATCCAAAACCTGTTAATACTGATAGTATCACATCTTTCATTTTTTATTTTCCTCTACATATCGTTTAATAAATGGAACTATTACATTTACTTCTTCTGAGGGCACTGCGTTAATAAGCATATGATTTATGCCTTTACTTTCAAGAGTCTTTACAAGATCATCAAACTGCTCGTATGTAAGATAGGCAGTATCAAGGACAGGCTGCGGAATCTCTCCCTTTCTCCACACTGGTCTAACTACATGGTTTGTTAATAAATCAAGTTCTTGTTCTGTTTTTCTAATAACGGGAGTAATTGCAATCATTACTTCCATACCGTCTAATTCAAGGGGTACTGACGCAGAACGGTGTTTTAGGAAATCAGACCAACCTCTACGAGCATAAATGTGATAAGGCAAAATAATCTTATGACCATATTTTTTTGCTGCTTCAAAGACGTAACTGTTTGTTGTTGATACATATATGTCTAATTTGTTTTTATGGTTTGGTTCACGCCAATATCCTGGAGAGTCTTTATCTTGGTCCATTTCATTTAATACTTTAAGAAACTCTATCATGTAGTTTGATCTATCAAGGGCACTGGCTTTATCATTAACATCTCCAACAACTCCACCCACGCCGTCCTCATGATCTTTGATGTATCCAGAAATTAAGTTAATCTGAAGTCTGCCCTTATCTATCCTGTCCATAGATCTGTTTATCATAGAAAGATATTGAGGAGATATTGTGTATGGACGAATGGCGACCAAGTATTTAATGTCTTCGCTTTTTTCTATATCTTTTGCTGTCTTTACAAACATGTCTCCCTCTGGGATATCATGTGTA